GCGCATATGCAATAACTATTTACGTGTATAGTATTTGCGGTGTACATAATACATGAAGCAGAACATAAAGACCAACAATAATAGTGGGTTGCTGATGACGCAATTAAAAGCGTACATAGCGCAATCAATAATCGTGCTCAAAAGCGTGAATATAAGCTGTACAAGTTCGATGAAGAACCCTCCTATATTGTCGGTTAGGTTGGTTGCTGCTGTGTAGACTTGCTCGCTGGCGGTGTACATTGTTGCTCCTTTCTCTGTGCAACTATACTATATGGCATCTGTGTACTGTTGTCAAGTGGGGAATGATGCTTTGTGAAGGAATTATGTAGTACAAATAAACTCTTGCAAAGCGGTACATAATGGCGTATATTGTAATTGCGCCAAAGGAAAGGCGCAAGAACAGACCAGAGAAAGGGCGAACAATGAAACTACGCAACAGGCGTCGACCCAGAATATTGCAAGTGTGAAGGCTGTGTTAACTGGCCATGCGTGGGAGTGTGTATGCTTACGGGACATCTTGAGCGCTATTAATAGGAGGTTAAAATGGTTACGTTTCCTGATGGAAGATTTGCATACAATCGAGAAAGCGCCATTGATATTTTAAGCGATTATGGAATTACTGAAGATGACGTTATAGAGTTAGCGGAGTTGGTTTTGGAGAGCGAACTAATGACGCTATATCATCAGGTGGAGGACGCGCGAAAGGGCGATAATTGGGAGTTGATAGCAGACGACTACTATAACGCCATTGTAAGCGCTATTAACCTCATCGACGAACAACTAGAAAAACCACGCTTGCAGAATGCGCGCCAGTTGCTCGAAGAGGTTAAGAACCAACTTGAAAACTATTAGGGGCGGTACTATGTGCATTCTATGGAGCGGATTGTAAGTTGGTTTTGATGCTTGACAAGCCGCATTAGCAAGCGTAATATAAGAGTTGCTATTAAGGCACACAACGGAAAGGGTAGAAAATGTCACGCAACACGATTCAGAAGAAGTTCACGACTATGGAGGTTCGCGGGTTTATCATCAAAGATGGCCAGCCTGTGGAGGTTGATTACCAGCTGGGAAAGAAGTGCGGACTGAACACCGCGCAAGCCCTTATCCGAAAGGAGGAGCCTAGCTTCGCGGCTGTTGAGGTTGTGGAGAATGAGCAGCTTTACAAGATGACTTTTGATGACTTCAAAAAGTACGGAACACCTTGCGACGCTTCGGAAGCTGACGAGGACTAACACGCCAAAACGGGCGGCGCATGGTGCGCCGCCCATGAATGAAAGGAACGAAAATGGAGAACACCGAACTTGCGACAATCACCAATGATGCGCCCGACTTCTCGCGCGGGATGTACTGTTCAATCCATGCGGAGACACAGGCGGAAAGGCTTGATATTTACGAAGCTGTTTCCAATTCTTTGCCGCTTGACGATATGGTGGGAAAGGCCGTTGAGGTTGAAAACGTCATTATTCAGCCCGTGGAGATGACGGACAACGCGACAGGTGAGCCGACAATGCGAAACCGTATTGTGCTTATCACCCCGAACGGTGACGCATACGGATGCACCAGCACGGGCGTTGAAACTTCGATGAAGAACCTTTTCGCCATAGTCGGTTGTCCGCCGTGGAACCCTGCAATTGCGTTCGATGTTGTCAAGAAGCAGGGGCGCAACGGCTACAAGTTCACCACTTTGCAGCGCCACAAGTAACACCTTATAGCAGAGCTGTAAGCGAGGGTGGGCATATAGCCCGCCCTTTCTGTTAAGGAGGTGGGACGATGACAAAGGCCAACGACAACGCCCGTGCCCATGTGAAAGATGCCGAACTGAGGGCACGGCGCAAAATCAAGAGATTGCAGAACAAGGGAATACGAACGGGGGGCATTGCTCCATTTCGTGACGTTGACCCATCGAACACAAGGGCTATGAATAGTTACGCTAAGGATTTGGAGAAGTTCATTTCACGTTCAACACGCTTCGTGGCAGGGCGAGACGGTGCCCCGATACCGTACACCGCTTACAGGGATTACAAGCGCATTGAAAGGCAATGGAACAAAGAGCATAACAAATATTGGCAAAAGTTCGCCAACCAACCGTTTATGACGGCATACGGCGAAGCTGATATGACGTTGGGTCAGCGAAGCGCGGCGGCGCATGTTAAAGGGTTGCCGTTCGGCAACATCGACTATCAACGCGAGTTGTTGCCCGAACAGATTAGAAGCGTCAAGGATTTGGAGCAGCGCAAGAAGATTTTGAAGCGCGAACTATCCCCCTCGTATCAGCGAAAGCGGATAACGCAACTCCGCAAAAATCTTTTGGAGCACGCCGCCACGTTCAACGACCCTCGCATACCCAGCATGATTAAAAATCTTTCCAATGAGCAGCTTTTTGCATTGCAGAATTTCACCAATTTTGTGCCGCTTTACTATCGTTACATAAACACCGATAGGGATAACGTGACAGGCGCACAGGCTGATGCAATGGATGATGAAGCCCAAAAAGAACATATGATATTGACCATTCGGCAGGTGCAGACGAAATACCCCAAGAAACCCGCGAAGAAGTGCAGGAAAAACAAACGTAAGTGCATATAGCTATGGAGTACGTCGCCGATTTTGAGACAACTACGGATGTTAACGACTGTCGTGTGTGGGCATGGTGCGTATGTGAGATTGACGACACCGAAGCCCTCGTTTACGGCAATGACATAGCATCCTTTATAGAATTCAGCAAGACGCACGGCGGCACATATTATTTTCACAATGCTGCGTTCGATTGTGAGTTCATTCTATGGTACTTGATGAACAATGGTTTTGAGTACAGTGAAAAGCTTAAAACCAAAACATTCAAAACACTCATATCCAGCATGGGCAAGTTCTATCAGATGCAGGTATGTTTTGAAAAGAGGGGCAAGAAGAAAGCAGTAACAGCGACGTACAAAGATAGTCTGAAAAAACTCCCCATGAAAGTCTCGCAGATTGCAAAGGCTTTTGACCTCCCCATTTCAAAACTTGAGATTGATTACACAGAGTATCGCCCGATTGGTCACGAGCTAACGCCCCAAGAGCGCGACTACATCAGGAACGATGTTCAGATTGTCGCACAGGCTTTGCATCAGCAGTTCGGCAAGGGGCTTACGAGATTGACCATAGGAAGCGACGCGCTCAACGGTTACAAGGGTATTATCGGCTCCAAATGGAACGATTGGTTCCCCAAAATTCATATCGAAATGGATGCGATGATTCGCAAAGCGTACCGTGGCGGATACACCTATGCAAATCCTATTTATAAATCTGATGCTGACCATGAGGACAGATTGCAGGGCAGCGGTTCGGTATACGATGTAAACAGCCTGTACCCTGATGTTATGTATCATCGTCCGTTGCCCATTGGGCATCCCATTTATTTCAAAGGGCGGTACAAGGATAATCCCCAATATCCCCTTTATATCCAATTCCTCACATGCCATTGCAGGTTGAAGCCGAACCACCTCCCCACATTGCAGATAAAGAACAATCCGTATTATTCGGAGACTGAATACATATCGGACACAGAAGGCACCGTTGATTTGGCGTTGACGAACATAGACTTGGAGATTCTTGAACGCCAATACGATGTTACTGTTTTCTCGTACAACGGCGGGTACATGTTTGAGCAGGCAACAGGGCTGTTCAAAGAGTACATTGATTATTGGATGCACATAAAGGAGACAACCACAGGCGGTTTGAGACAGCTTGCGAAGCTTATGTTGAACTCATTGTACGGCAAGTTCTCCACCAACCCCGACGTTACGCCGAAGATTCCGTATCTGAAAGATGACGGAAGCGTAGGTTACCGATTGGGCGATAAAGAAACGCGCGACCCCGTATACACCCCTATGGGATGCTTCATTACTGCATGGGCAAGGTACAAGACGATAACGGCAGCGCAAAGCGTGTATGACCGGTTCATGTATGCTGATACAGACAGCATTCACGTTTTAGGCACAGAGCCAGTGCAGGGGATTGACGTTCATCCAACGCATCTTGGGGCTTGGAAGCATGAAAGCAATTTTTCTATGGCAAAATATATCAGGGCAAAGACGTATATGGAGAGAATTGTCCAAGTAGGGAAAATGGTGGACGGCGTTTACACTATGGTTGATGTTGACCCGTTCGATGATGTTAAGTGCGCAGGGATGCCAGAAGAATTGAAACGAATGGTGAAGTTTGATAATTTCAAGCGCGGTTTGCAGTTGTTTGGGAAACTTAAACCGCGACACGTGCGTGGTGGGATTGTGCTTGAACCCATCACGTTTACGCTAACATGATTGGAGGTTCAAGCATGATTGAAAGAAGTTTCAGGATTGATGAAAGCGTGTACGAGCAATTGAAGGAGATTAGCGACACTGAAAATCTGCCGATTTCGTACCTTGTGCGAATTGCCATATCGCAGTTCATCAATGGCTATCTTAATTCCGTTTCTTTGTTGGAAGTTGAAAACAACGCTTGACAGCACGGCGGTTATGACATATGTTGAGGATGGTGATACCCAATCCGTCTGGACGATGACCGATGCGGGGTTGCTACGGGTGATACCGCCCGCACGAGTGCGAGCCGCATTAGCAGCGGCGGCGTTTCGGGAATGGCAATATCACCAGCACAGTCAGCCCTCGCCACGGTTAAAGCCAGATGGCGGGGGCTATTTGTATGTATGGAAGGAGAAGCAATGGATTTGGAATCTTTGCTGGCGTGGTTGCGTGAGCGCATGGATGATGGTGAATATGCAACCGCAGAGGCGTTCTTGAATGACATGGCGAAAAAGAACGTCGATGCAGACGAGTACCGCAGTTCTGCGGAAGCGCGTATGAAGGAGTACGCCGATTCCGAAGCGGCAATGAAAGAGGACATTCAAAGCCTTAAAGCGCGCAATTATGACCTGTTGATGCAGATTCCTGCGGACAACAATGGCGAAGCCGATGGTGATGGCGTTGTTGTCGAGGATGTTGATGATGATGGCACAGTGTACCACATCGACAATCTGTTTACTGATGAGCAGAAGGAGGGCATGAACAATGGCAACTAAAACCATTAAAACACTTAATGCGACCAATGCGCAGATTCTCAATGCGATTCGCACCGATGCGTCGTTCGCTTATCAGCAGCGAATCCCTGCCGCCACGCAGGGAGATATTACCGATACCGTGAACAACCTGCTTGAGTATCGCCCGATGATGAATGAGTTTATCGACGCGCTTGTGAACCGAATCGGCGACGTGGTTATCAAGAGCAAGGTTTGGACTAACCCGCTTGCGCAATTCAAGCGTGGAATGATGCAGTACGGCGAGACTATCGAGGAGCTTGCTACCACGCTGCTTGAAGCCAAGCGCTACGACCCTAACAAGTGCTATGATGATGTGTTCGCTTGCAATCCGCCAGATGTTATGAGCAATTTTCATAGCATCAACCGTCAGGACTTCTACGAGCTTACAATTAACGATATGCTTCTGCGCCGCGCTTTCCTTACTGATTATGGTCTGCAAGACCTTGTTGGGCGCCTCATGGAGACACCGTATACGTCTGATTATTGGGACGAGTATTTGATTATGCGCAACCTGTTTGCCGAGTATGCGCGAATCGACGGATTCTACAAGGTTCAGGTTCCTGATGCGTCGGCGGCTTCTACCCGTTCGGAAAAGCAGGATGACGCTATGGCTATCACGGAAGCGGTACGCTCCATGGCAGGCAAGATGCGGTTCCTTTCAGGGCAGTACAATGTCGCGGGTGTGCCAACGTTCACGAATCCTGATGAACTTGTGCTGTTCGCAACACCAGAGTTCATCGCTATGCTTGACGTTAATGTTATCGCGTTCGCGTTCAATGCTTCTTCTGCGGATATTAACGTGCGCACCGTTCCTGTTGATGATTTCGGCATCGACGGGTGTCAGGCGATTCTGTGCGACCGTGACTTCTTCATGTGCGCGGACACGCTGATTGACTTCGAGAGCATCCGCAACCCGAAGGGGATTTCGTGGAACTACTGGCTGCATCACCATGGCATTTATTCTGTGTCCCGCTTCGTGAACGCCGTCATGTTCACCACCGAAGCTGGTACCAGCGTGGCCGTTCCCGCCATTAAGGCAACTGGTGTCACGCTTGATTATGCGGAGGTTGACGGAGTGAAGCCCGCTTTTGCAAAGCGCGGTGAAAAGACGCGCCTTATCGCCACTGTTCAGGGTACTGTAACTCCCGAAACCGAGGGGTACGAGGTTCCGCAGGGCTGCACGTTCGCAATCACCGCCAACAACACGGGTGTTGAGAGCGGCGGCGTTCGTCTCAAGATGGGAACGTTCGTGGATGCAGAGGGCGTTCTGCATGTGGATGCGGACGAGGTTGCGGAGAACGTTACCGTCACCGCGACCAGCACCTACATCGACCCTGCGGTCGCGATGGGCGAGCAGGTGTACCGACACAAGGATTTGGTTGTCGGCATTGACAAGGCATACGTAGCAAGTTAAGGAGTAGGACATGGCACAAGATTTCCCTGGGCTGCCAGAGAACATCTATGAATATGAGAACAGGTTCAACTATTCGGTATGGACGCCGAACACCACCATTCTCATGTGCAACGTGCCGTGGGACTCTTCGTACCGCGATGTGGTGCGCTTTGATTCCGACAAGGAGCGGGACGCTTATTTTGCGTCCCGCTCCTCTGATGGCTATGCGTTCACGCTTAACGGGCTTGTTTATCTGCGATATGGCGAGCCTGTTCGCGTGAACGCGCCATTTGATATGGTTACACGTTGCAACTACATGGTTGTTAAGAATCCTTTGCAGCCTGTACCTCCAACAGAAGGCAGACAGCCCGATGTTTTCTACTACTTCATCAACGACGCAAAATACCTTGCGCCTAACACGACGCAGATAAATGTACAGCTTGACGTGTGGATGACGTACTATAATCGCATTGAGTTCGATATGTGCTACGTCAACAAGGGTCATATTGGCATCGCCAATGAGAACAGCACCATTTACAACTTATCGGAGTACATGACAGACCCAGAAGGGCTGAATATCGGGGACGAATATGATATTGTCGATTTGGTGATTGACAATTTTCTTGATAAACCGCCGTACATCGTTATTATGAGCAATGCCGATTTGACGAGTGATTTTGGAGACGTTTCCAATCCCAACCTGAAAACCGCGACTGGTTCTATAAACGACGGCATGCCGTCAGGGGCTTCTGCTTATGCGTGCGATAGCCGGAACTTTTTGAAGCTTATGGAAGCGTTGCAGAACGCTCCGTGGGTGTCGCAGTGCATCAGCATGATTACTGTTGTGCCTGACAGATTCGTTCAACTTGGGGACAAGACAACCGTTGAAGGGGTAGAGCTGTACAAGTTGAGAACAGACCCTGCCGAAGATATTACAGGCGTTCGCGTGGACAGCGTTCTTTCCAAATTCCATATTCCTGATAGGTACAAGAACCTTTTGAAATTCTACACGTCGCCGTATTGCGTCGTTGAAATGACCGCGTACAATGGTGGAGAGGTTATCTTGAAGCCTGAATGCTTCACCATAAACCCAACGTGGGACAGCATTCAGGTAACAACCGGAACTGTGCTTGCACCGCCTGATATTCGCGGGTACAGTTTTATTTCAGGCTATAACAGCGCGAAGGATGTAGTTGGAGTTGACGCGCCATATTATCTGCCTAGTGGCGAGAGCTTCACGCATTACGAGTACACGCAAGAGGAATTGGATATTGCCGTTCAGTTCAGCAATTTTCCGCAATTCTCATTGGTGAACAACCAGTACATATATTATCTTGCGTCTAACCGCAACACGTTGGCATATCAGTTCGCCGCTGCTGAATGGACGCAGCAGAAAGCCCTCACAGCCGCGCAGCTTTCGTTCAACCAAAGCGGCGCGAACATGCAGAACGCATGGGCGAACCAGCAGGTCGCGAATCAGGCGAATTGGGCGCTTTCCAACATATCGCAGGAGAAGAATCTATGGGGCGGCGTTTCATCTGGCATTTCGTCTGGCGTTGGCGCATTGGGCAATATTGCATCGGGGAATGTTGGCGGTGCGGCTGCCGATGTTGCGAACATCGGGCTTGCAGCGGCGAACACGGCGCTCAACGCCGATTGGATTAACCGAACGACCGCAACGCAAGTCGGAGCAGCCACGCAGACCGCGCAGAACAACATAGGATTGCAAGGGTATATGCGCGATACCAACTATGACTATGCGGTGTATGCGGCAAATGGGGATTATGAGACTGCTATTCAGGGCATTCAAGCGAAGGTTCAGGATGCTCGTCTAAAGCAGCCATCTACTTCTGGTCAGAATGGCGGCGATGCTTTCAATTTCTGCAAGGGGTACATGGGCATCCGATTGAAATTCAAGCGGTTGAAGATGAATTTCGTGCGTCAAATCGGAGATTTTTGGTTGCGTTACGGTTATTATGTAAACCGTTGGATTACGCCGCCTGCCGATTTGAAGTGCATGGAGCATTTCACATATTGGAAGATGCAGAGCGTTGCGCTCTCCACTACGGAGGTTCCTGAACTTTTCAAAGAGACTATCAGGGGCATTTTTGAGAAGGGTGTTACCGTTTGGAGCGACCCCGATTTGATGTACAAGATTGACCTTGCAGATAACGAGCCTGTTGAGGGGGTGCGGTACTGATGGCTAAAAAGAAGCGGAAGAACGTTTGGCAATCTGCTGAAATGAACAATCTACAATACCGTATGTATTATGAGATGCTTGAGCAGATGGCATGTGCGATATATCGGTGGGAAGGATTGCCGGTTGAGATTGACCAGAGGTTTCTTGAACTCACGCTTTTCAATCGCGGTATGAGCGTGTTCTTCTGGGATGACGAGTATGATGCTTATTTCGCCACTATGGGCGCACCGTCTGGGCAAATCAACATGTACCAGAATCCGTTGGCGTACATTGCGTATGGCACAAACGGGTTTCATCGCCGTTTGAAGTCAACGGAATGCGTGCCGATATGGAACAACTATCTGCGCAGGCCGGACATTAACGCCATGCGGATATACGCACGCCGTCTTGCAGACATTGACAGAACGGTTGACGTGAACCTTATGAGCCAGAAAATGCCGATTTTCGCGGTTGTCCCCGAATCGCAGAGGTTGACCATTCAGAACCTTATGAAGCAGTACGTGGGCAACGAGCCTATCATTGTTGGGGCGGATGGCATGTTCGACCCGTCGCAGATAACGTATTTCAATTCTGGTGCGCCGTTCATCACGCCAGAGCTGCTAAAGGCGAAGCAGACCGTGTGGGCAGAGATTATGACGTACTTCGGCATAGAGAACACGAACATCAGCAAAGCGGAGCGCGTGCAATCCGCAGAGGTGGATGCCAACAACGGGCAGATTGAAGCGAACAGGCTTATTCGTTTGAATTGCAGGCGTGAAGCGTGCAGGCAAATCAATCGCAAATACGGGCTTGAGGTCTGGTGCGACATGAACAAGGACGTTTCCACCGACAACATGAACACGCTTCTTATGGTTGACCCGGAGATTCAATCGGAAGGGGGCGTGGGGCTATGAGTTTGTATGAGGATGGCGAATGCGGTGTTCCGTATCATCGAGGGGCTATATTCACGGTTGAGCTTGGTTCGCTTGTCGAGAATGGCTTTGATTTGTGGCTTGATGCGTACCCTATCTTTGATGAAGATTACCGCGAACCGCTGAACGCTAAGATTGTGGAGCATTTCTATTTCAGGGAGATTGGTCAGGAGACGCCTGCGCTTTTCAGACGTTTTCTCAATCGCAAGATGAACGAGATTATGCCGTTCTATAATCAATTGTACAAGAGCGCACTGCATGATTTTGACCCCTTTAGCAACTATGATATGCGTACCGAGGGAAGCACCGCAGGAACATCAGACCAGTCTAGGGATTATTCGCGCACGGAGAATACGAACACGAAAGCCACGAGCGATACGGTCAACAACACAGACAGCACGGCAAGGACGGTTGTCAGCGCAACTCCGCAGATGCAGCTTTCTGGGAATGAGGATTACGCCACCAACCTAACTGACAGCAACAGCAACACCGCCGCTAAAGGCACCAGCGCACAGGATAGCAGTGCAGACAGCGAGGCAAGCGATACCACGAAAGCGAGTTCAAAGACGCTAGAGGATTACGTAACGCACGTGAGCGGCATATCGGGTATCACCAAAGCACAAGCCCTCATGCAGTTCCGTGACACGTTCCTCAACATCGACATGATGGTGATTGGCGATTTGAACGAACTTTTCATGGGTATATACACGGATTATTGGAACGCTCTTTAGGGAGGTGAGATTTATGGGAATCTATTACCCGTTCCTTGGTGGCGGTCGAACATGCAATCAAATTACAACGCCGCTTGTGTACGATGAATCGCTTTCCGTAGAGCAGCAAATTGCTTGCCTGTTTGGGAAGATTGCAGGCATTGACAGCGATTTTGTCACGACCGTTGAGTTCGATGATTTCAAGAATCAGATTCACGCAGAGCAGGTCGCACAGACTGAACAGCTTGAAGGGTACACGGATTCGGAGATTGACAAGCTGGACAAGAACCTGCGGGACTTGATTGCAGGCTTGCAAGTTGGCATGCTTGTCTGGAATGTGACGGTAGGCGCGTACACAGACAATGTTAAGGCAATGCGCGACTTTTTCAACGATGTTACAGTTCATGCAATTACCGTTGACACCCTTGCGCAGCTTGACATGACTGTTGACCAGCTTGCAGATTGCGGTTTGAATGTGCGCGGATTGGCTGTTTTCAGCGGGTATCTAATGGGCGAGGATTTTGTACCAGAAGGCGTCGCGTATGAGGACGCCCCGCCTTTGAATGGCAAACTTACATGTTCGATTCTGGCGAACGGTGAGATTCGTGATGGTTACTTCGTAGAAGGGAATAAATGATGTCAGGAACCCCGACCACCAATTATCAATTGCCGACATACTCGGCTAATGACGCTCCCAACCTTACAGGAGCATACAATCAGGCTATGCAGAAGATTGACACGCAGATGAAAACCAATGAAACTGCGATTGGCAGTCTGACTGAAAGGGTGGGCGGTTTGGAGAGTGGTTCGTTTGCGCCGTCCGATGACGACGTAACTCTGACTGTTCAACAATTGTCGGAAGCTAAAGTGACCAAAGCAGGAATCGTGTATTTCAAACCTGCTCAATAGAAAGGGGTGAATGATGGCTACAGATTACACGCCGAATTACAACCTTGACCTGTATGCATCGACGGACAAGCCCAATCTACGCGACCAGTACAACGCAGCTATGGGCAAGATTGACACGCAGATGAAAGCGAATGCAGACGGAATCACGAACGCCAATGCAAACGTCGGCACGCTGCAAACGCAGATGCAGCAGGTGCAGGGTGATGTGACGGCGCTCGAATCCACGGTTGAGACGCACGGTACGCAGATTGCGGGCGTGCAGAAAACCGCCAATGACGCGCTTTCGCTTGCGCAGACGAACGAGAGCGACGTTACCTCGCTCACCTCGCGCGTAACCACGGTAGAGGGGACGGCAGACAAAAACAAGACTGATGTTGCAAGCCTGGATACGCGCATGGGTGCTGCAGAAGGAGACATTTCCAATTTGCAGACGGGCAAGGCTCCGACCAATCACGCGAGCACTGCGAACACCTACGGTCAGGGTTCGTCTACGAACTTCGGACACCTGAAAGTGGTGGACAGCGGGACGGCTGCTGCTTCGACTGGCACGGCAGCATCGCCCAAGATGGTGAACGATGCCGTCAACATCGCGCCTACCGTGCTGAATACGGAGAGCGTCAGTTTCACGAACATGACGGAGACGCTTTCCGTGTCAGTGATTCTGAACGCAAAGGCGAATCTTATCTGCGTTTCGCTTGGCGAGATTATTGTGCATACTTCGGACGCTATCGACGAAGTGAAGGAACTTAATTATAAGTTGCCTGCACAGTACCGGCCGACGCGAAAGCTGCGAGCTGCACTTAGCGTTAGCGCGGCGGCAATCACCGTGGGCATGAACGCGACTTTGGGCACCGATGGAACGATTGAAATCACGTTCGGCGCAAAAGAAGCTATCACGTCTGGCTACACCGTTGGCGGCAACGCCATGTTCATCTATGGATTGAGCTGATGACCAATGCCGAGTACCAGAACCATATGTTATTACGCCATGTACGTCATAGGCGAGGTGGAATCCAACTGGAATTGGACTGCCGTGAACTATAATGACCCAATCACTATAGGCATGATGCAATGGTATGGTACACGGGCTGCTGCACTGCTCAACCGCGTCAGAAACGAAATGCCAACTGCCTACGGGCAGTTGGCTGCTTCGCTGCGCTCCGACATTGAATCGCATGACTCGGGTAGCACGTGGTGGACTAGCCGTTACCTGAACAGGGACGAGGGAAACAGCATCATATCTGTTTTCCAAGAGGAAGAAAACCACGTCATTCAGGAGAATCAGGCAATCGAGGATTTCGAGGGGTACATTGCAACGCTTGAACGTTGGGGCATGAGCCAGTCATACCCGAAACCGTTGATATTCGCAATGAGCATGTACCACCAATCACCAGCAAGCGCAGGACAGGTTATTGCAACGGCAGGGGGTAATGCAGACCTCGACAGGATTTACGGCGTGTGCATGAACCACGGTGTTCTTGGGCAGTACAGGAACCGTTACAATACCGTGTACCAGAGATTGAAGGATTGGGATGGTGAGAGCAACCCTCCCGATTTTGGTCAGAGCGGGGACGTTGACACAACGCCCGGGGGTAACAACCCTGGGATTAGCACAGAGACAAGCAAGCTAGGTTACATAATTCAAAATGGAGATACGCTGATACTATATGGCAAAGATGAGTATGCAAAAGGCGTGATATTTTATCCCGCATCAGGTCAGATGTGGATTAACGGGTACAACGCCAACGGAACTGACATTGGCGGCGGAAACGAGGGCGGCGGCTCTGGGACTGGCAGCGAAGCGCAGAACGCGATTTGCGACCTGTACCGCTCATGGGAGAACAAATTCGCATATTCGCAGGGCGCGGGGAGACTTGACCCGGTAAGCAGCGGATATGGCGACTGTTCATCGACTGTCTGGTTTGCTTATCAGCAGGTTGCAAGCATCGACGTGGGAACATGGACTGGTGCGATGGCTGGAAAGGGCACCAAGGTGGCAAGCGGGTATTCTGGCGACAACCTGCCTATCGAGGATATGCAGCCTGCGGACTTGGTGCTTATCATGTGGTACGGCTATGACAGTTCTTTTGACCACGTTGAACTGTACATGGGTAACAATGAACTTTGGGGACATGGCGGCCCTGGTGATGGGCCGAATCAAACGACAACAGATGCTAGGAACTATCCCCGCTATACGTATTATTGGGAGGTGAGACGGTATCTATGAGCGAGAGCATGTATTATGATTCTCACGACATTATGACGCGCAATGCCATGTTCAACTTTGTCATTGGCGGACGTGGGACTGGCAAGACCTATGATTTCAAGTACAAACGGATAAAGCACTTCATCAAAACGGGAAAACAGTTCATTTATTTACGCAGGTATAAGTCGGAGTTTGAGGACAAACAAGAGTTCTTCCAAGACGTGATAGACCGTTTTCCCTCATGGGAGTTCAAAGTAGAGGGAATGAAGGGGTACATTAGAAAAGTTGCGCTAGGTGATGAAAGGCCAGAGAAGTGGAGGGTTCTTTGCTTCTTCATAACTCTTGCAAACGCGCTGACGAAAAAATCTGTGCCTTATCCCGATGTTGATATGATTGGCTATGACGAATTCATCATAGACAAGGGCTCATTGCATTACTTGCAGAACGAATTGAAACAGTTTCAGGATTTCTACAACACGGTAGACCGTTTTCAAGACAGGGTTAAAGTAATGTTCATGGCTAACGCCGTCGCGCTGACGAATCCATACTTCATGGGATGGAAATTGAAGCCGAGGAAAGGGAAGCGCTTTCTCATGGCGCACAAGGGGTACATGTGCGTTGAGATTGTGCAGAGCGAAAGGTTCAGGGCGCACGTTGACAAAACCAGATTCGGGCAGATGATACGTGGAACGTCATATTATGACTATGCGGTTGGGAACATGTTCTATGATGACAACGACAAGTTCATAGCGAAAAAGTCCGAAGAAGCGAGATTCTATTTCGCGCTCCGATTCGACAACAGGACGGTTGGAGTGTGGGTAGACTATACGGAAGGCGTCTATTATGTTTCACGCAGGTACCCGAAAGACGCGCTTGTTTACGTCTTGACAAAATCAGATATGCAACCTAACCTGCTTATGATAGAGAAGTCTAGCGTAGTATTGAGAAGCGTTCGCAAGCTGTATATGCAGGGCAGCGTGTTCTTCGATACGATCGAGACGCGAGAGTTCTTCAATAATGTGTTCGACTATCTGGGATTCTAAGGTGGATTCATGGAAGGATTTAACGTTGATTGGCACGTGTTCGCCATCGTCATCGCGTTTATCGTTATGGACGTGGTAACGGGAATCGCGCAAGCGGCGAAGAACAAGGCGCTGGATTCCACTAAGATGCGGGATGGCTTGTTCCATAAAATCGGGTTCATGTTCGCCGTGGTTCTTGCGTGTCTATGCGAATACGCTATGGGGTGGCTTAATCTGGGGTTTGGCATTCCTATGATTGGCGGGGTATGCACTTTCATCTGCCTCACCGAACTAGTGAGCATTTTGGAGAACATCGCTCTGCTTTCGCCAGAGCTTTCGGAAAACACGTTTCTTTCGTACTTCACCCGAGGTGCGAAATGAGCATCGTTGAACGGATAGTTGCCTATGGTCATGGTGCGCTGAATCCAAGCTATTTCTGCGTGCATAGCACGGCGAACGTCGGTGCCACTGCTGCGAATCATGTTTCATATTGGTCGAACAATCCCGATTATGCGGTTCATCTGGTTTCGGATTGGAACACGTGCTATCACACGGTGCCATACGACCGCCTATGTTGGCAGGTTGGAAACGGCAATCGCTTTGTCGAGGGAATTGAGATTTGCGAAGCGACCAACCGTGATGACTTCGCAAGGGGCATAAAGATTGCCGCCGACGTGTGCAGGGAAAGGCTTTCCGCTCGTGGTTGGGGAGTGGACAGGCTTATCACGCACAAGCGAGCCGCCGAGATATGGGGCGGCAGCGACCACACAGACCCGATACCCTATTTCAGCAGATGGGGTTACAGTTGGGAAGAGTTTGTAAATCTGGTAGAGAATGGAGACGAGAACATGAATCCTGATGAAATTTGGAGTTTTGACAATAACGGCGACCCCAGTGAGCGCAACGCATGGCGCAGGCTGTGCGACGTGCATGAAGCGGTCAGCGCATGGTACTACGGACAGGGCGGCAACCAAGGTCTGCTGACCAACGTGTACGACACGAACGCCAAGGTGACGCAGATGCAAGTAACGCTGGCAGCGCAGACCGAAGCTATCAAGACGCTTGCAGAATCCGTAGGCGCCGACCCTAGCGCGATTGCGGACGCGGTTGCTGCTGCTGTGAAGGAGAAACTTGAATCCATAAATCTTGAGGTGACGGTTGACTAAGCAAGTGGTTTTTGATACTATATCAGCATTGTAAAACCGATTAAAAGGTACTGTGCTATGGTCAACCTGTTTTATTCCTATCAAGACGGAAGCATGTATATGCTTAACAAGCATTGCCCATTAGAGCTTCTTATGGAGGAGCACACTGGTGGCGATGGGCTTTTGATTTATGCCAGCAAAGGCGTGTTCGAGATTGTCGAGTACATCGACGGCGTTGAGAGCGGGTTCACGACTAGGGTGATGCCGAAAGTGAAGAGCCAGCAAGCGATTTTATGTGCGACATGGACGGTTGCGTAAACGAGTTCTTTGATTTCGTTGACAGAATGGTGGAGAACAAATGCTAATTTGCATAGCAGTTATTCTATTCGGTACGGCAATCATTTACTTCTCGCTGACAAGTGGTGATTGCAGTACATGTTGGCACCGTGACTGGGAGAAGATAAGAGCGGCACGCGCTGGTGTCGCAATCGTCATAATCGGGTGCCTGTTGGTATGTTATCAGTTTGCGTATTGGGGATAATATGGTTGCAGAATTTATGGAGTTTGAAACTCCAAACGAACCACAGATGGGTTCAGCTAATGGCATTCAGGGCAAGTACAATAGCATGATACTTGACCTGAACGATGATTTGCAAGACGAGATTGGTACACGTCGAGAGCAGTTCGATTCCATTTCAAAGACTTGTGATGATTTGTACACACGAATTGGACGGGTTGATTGCGAAATGGAGACAAGGACAGAAAGGAACTTAAGACTTGCAGTTATCGGTATGACAATGGGGGCGATTGGAATATGCGCAAGCGTTGCTTCTATGATTTTGTAGAATATCCTGATTCAAACATGAAAGGGGCATCTATGCTGTCTGCGCATGAGGATGTTGAGTACGAATACTGGTGCGACGGTGAACTTATCGTTTCATTCACAGATAAGGACAAGGCTGTAAGGCACTACAAGAAACAATGCAAACAAGCGCCCACATCCTTGCACACAATCTTCAAAGTTGTCCCTGTACGTAAAAACATTGTTCAGTGGGCACCGTAAACGGCTATAATGTTGTACTTTGTTCCCTCCGTTCCCCATGTACTCCCCACGCTGCACAAGATTGCGGCGTTGGGGAGGTACATGGGATACGGGGGGGCAGAGTGT